GAGGAGGAACGACATGGACGAATACACGCCCTGCAAGAAACCCGACCCAACGGCGCGGGAGGCAATCGGGAATGTGATGCGGGAGACAAGGCACAAAATCACAGGGGCGCGGCGACGGAAAGCCTTGTCGAAGGATATGCGCCGCAAGGTATACGCGATGTACGGCGGTCACTGTGCCTACTGCGGCAGGGAAATCGACATCACAGAGATGCAGGTTGACCATGTGCAGGCGGTTTACCTCGGCGGAAAGGATGAGTTGGCGAACTATCGACCTGCGTGTCGGCAGTGCAATTTCTACAAGTCCACGATGAGCGTTGAGGGCTTGCGGGAGCAGTTGGGGCTTATTGTCGGGCGGCTCGAAAAATTTTTTACGTTCCGCCTTGCTCTTGCATACGGTTTGATTCGGCTCACAGGCAGACCCGTCAAATTCTATTTCGAGGAGTATGACCGATGATTTTGCATACGCCACGCAGAAAGGCGAACAAATACCACGCACGCAAGACAACGGTCTATAGGCGCACCTTTGACAGCAAGCGCGAGGCGGAGTGGTATATGATGCTTCGCGAGAAACTGAGACTCGGCGAGATCAAGCACCTTGAGTGTCAGCCAACGTACACCTTGCTTGAGGGGTTCCGGGACAACCAAGGCAAGCCGCAGAAACCAATCACCTATACACCGGATTTCCTCGTCGAGTATGATGATGGCCGGCGCGAGGTGATCGAGGTCAAGGGCATGCGGACGCGGGACTATCAGCTGCGCAAGAAACTCTTTCTCCACATGATGCGGGAGACGGATATTGTTTTTAGGGAGGTACGCTGATGACCCTCGGCAGTCTCTTTGATGGAATCGGAGGATGGTTACTGGCGGCGCGTCATGCGGGCATTACGCCTGTATGGGCAAGCGAGGTCGAGCCGTTCCCGTGCTCAGTGACAGCGCGGCACTTTCCCAACGTGAAGCAGCTCGGGGACATTACGCAGATTGACCCCGACACACTCACGCCTGTGGACATTATCTGCGCGGGCAGTCCGTGTCAAGACTTATCTATCGCAGGAAAAAGAAAGGGGCTAAACGGTGAACGCAGTGGCTTATTCCGAACAGCAGTTGACCTTGTTCGACGAATGCGAGAGCGTACCGCAGGGAAGTATCCGAGGTTCTTTGTGTGGGAGAACGTCCCAGGTGCTTTTTCATCCAACAGGGGGATGGATTTTCAAGCCGTGCTCGAAGAAATCGGAGAAAGTGAAATTCCAATGCCTCAAGGTAACCGATGGGCTCCCGCTGGATTGGTGCAATGCCCGAGAGCTGAAATCGCATGGAGGGTATTGGACGCACAATATTGGGGAGTCCCCCAACGAAGAAAAAGAATCTTTCTTGTCGCGGATTTTGCAGCCGATGGAAGATGTGCCGGAGAAATACTATTTGAGTGCGAAGGCGTGTCTGGGAATCCTGCGGAGAGCAAAGGAACGCGGAAAGGAGCTGCCCGAGGAACTGAGGATTGCACTCGAATTGCAGTCTACGACATGACACACGCGGATGAGGTCATGCGTCCTGTCAAAGATGGTATCGTCCCGACACTCAATGCGCGTATGGGAACGGGCGGGAATCAAGTCCCCGTCGTACTCACGGAAGGAAAGGTGCGCAGACTTGCGCTGACCGAGTGCGAACGCTTGCAGGGACTGCCTGACGGATACACCGAGGGCGGGAGCGATACGGCGCGTTATAAGGCGTTAGGTAATGGGATGGCGCAGCCGTGCGCAACGTATATTATCAAAAGAATAGCGGAGGCGGTTTCAAATGGAAGAATGGAGACCTGTTCCTGTTGAAGAGTTTTCGTCCTATGAGGTTAGTTCAATGGGCGCGGTACGACATAACGGAAGAATGCTAAAACAATCTTTGTCTCGTGGATACTATGCGGTTGTTCTTTGCAACAAGGGGGTTAGGAAGCATTTTAGGGTTCATAGGTTGGTTGCACTTTGTTTTTTGACTTGTAGAACAGGCACATGGGTCAACCATAAGGACGGTAATAAAAGAAACAACTCCGTAAATAATTTGGAGTGGTGCACGCCGTCTGAGAATCAAAAACATTCGTGGACAAATGGTTTGACGGAGTTTACCCAAAACATGAAAGCCGCTGTCACAAAAACCATCCTAAAAGAAGTCGAGAAACAAAAGAAAAAAGTAATGTGTATTCAAAACGGGAGAATCATAAATATTTTTCCGAGTCTTACTGATGCGGCACGCTGCATAGGCGGTTCTCAACCCCGAATTAGTGATTGTTGCAACGGTAAAAGATATACACATAAAGGATATGTGTGGAAATTTGCGTAATGTGATACACAGAATTGGTGAGTGTGCAAAGGAGGTGCGGTAGTGGAGTACAAGATAGAGAGGCTGGGCACCGCAGGGACGCTTGCTTGCCAATTCGAGCACAAGGGGCACAGGTATTCCGCGCAGGTGGACAGGATTCCACTGGGCGGTGGAACGGGATGCACGATATGTCCCGAGAACGGGTTTGATGAGCTCTACACGAAGGACGACGTTCCCTTGACGGAGGCGGGACTTCTCTCGTGCATCGATGAGTTCGTACGGATGAAGGAGGAGAGTAAAAAGAGATGAACATGCACTATCTATCCCACCCGTTCAGCGGGGATGAGGAGAAAAACCGGGCTGCGGCAGAGGCAATCCAGAGAGAGCTGCAGGAACGGTATCCAAAGACACTCTACATCAACCCTATCGCGCAATTCAAGGCACTGGCGGGGATGGAGTACGATACCATCATGGGATACTGCCTCAAACTTCTGTACAAGTGCGGTGCGGTCACGATGACGGGGGACTACCGTGCCAGCAAGGGATGCATGATCGAGCTCGCATATGCGCGAGAGTATCACATCCCCGTGTTCTTCTACGATGCAGATAAGCATGAGTATGTCGAGGAGGAGGCATGAAACCAATTCTTGACGCATGCTGCGGTTCTCGAATGTTCTGGTTTGACAAGGAGCATCCTGCGGCCGTGTTTATGGACAATCGCAGCTTTGCCCAAAACCTTTGTGATGGGCGGCGATTCGAGGTCAAGCCCGATCTGATCGCGGACTTCCGAGAGATTCCATTTCCCGACGAGAGTTTCCGGCTTGTTGTATTTGACCCGCCGCACCTGTGCAGTGCTGGAAAGAGTTCATGGCTCGGCATCAAGTACGGTGTGCTCGAAAGCACATGGCAGGATGATCTGCGCCGAGGATTCGAGGAGTGCATGCGCGTCCTGAAAGATTACGGCGTGTTGATCTTCAAATGGTCGGAAGATCAGATTTCTACGGCGGACGTTTTGAAATTGCTCCCGATGCAGCCGCTGTTCGGAAACCGGAGGGGTAAGACAATCTGGATGGTATTTATGAAATTTCCGGAGGAATAACAACTACAATCGCGTTTTTGTGGTTGAAAGCCTTGAACAACATCCAAAAAGCGGAATATGTGACACTTATCTACGTGAAAAACGAGATGAAGGAGCGAAGATCATGAGTAAGAAATACGCCTACATCTACGACCTTTACGGGGAGGGGTATTGGACGGGATTTGCAAGCATTGAGGAGGCTCTTGCGGCGGCGCGAGAGCGCGAACCTGATGCTGACTTGGTGTATATCACCGAGACAGAGGAGTATGTGCCGCGTGTCTGGTATGACCGTGTGATCGACGGACTGCAAGAGGCGTGTGATGACGAGTGCGCAGGATGCTATGAGGGGTATCTTGATGACGCGTCCGAAAAAGACAAAAAGGGGCTGGGCGATATGCTCACGGCTACATTCGTACAGTGGGCAAAGGAACGCGGTATCAAGTATTGGGTAGATATTCCTGTCGCGAAAAAAGATGTTTTGTATAACCTTAAAAGTGGAAAACCGTTACACAAACAGGATAAAAATGTTTGGCTGCAACATCGGGAGCGTGTATCCAAGAAGGAGGAATCCAAATGAACATCTGGGTAGGCTCGGGACGATTGGTAAAAGACCCGAATGTGAAGTACACACAGAACGGAAAGGCCGTCTGTAATTTCACGCTGGCCGTTGACGACGGCTGGGGCGAGCAGAAGAAGACACACTTTATCCCCGTGATCTGCTGGGAGAAGCTTGCTGAAGCGTGCGGGAACAATCTTGTGAAGGGGCAGAAGGTGACTGTCTCGGGCAAACTCACGCAGCGTACGTACGAGAAAGACGGAGAGAAGCGTTACGCGTACGAGGTGCTTGCACGGGATGTGGAGTTCGGCGAGAAGGCACGCGGCGCACAGGGGAGTGTAGCGGTATCTGATGAGGATATCCCATTTTGAGGAGGGGCAAGATGACACCGGATGAACAGACGTTATACTTCTTTGCATTTCGCTATGCTCTGCCCCGACAAACGTATGCGCTGTCTCTTGTGTCTAATCTCATCTTGGAGCGCGTGAATGACTTTGAGGATTGGCAGCTGCGGGATATGATCGGCGAGATTGAGCTAAGTTGGGAGTGGAACAAGGACATCCATCCGATTGACCGTAAAGCGCAGCGGTTCTTTCGGGATAGGTTGCGCGATACTCTCTTGGAACGTAGCGTAAAACAGGCGGCCTCACAGATGAGGGCATCCCGTTGTAAGGAGGCGGCCGGAATGCCTAAGGCGCGGTATCTGTATAGTTTTGATGAGGAGGGAGATCATCCGCAGTTCTACTTCTCCAGCATTGATGAGGCGCTAGAGGATGCACGGAAACATGCAGACGGGGAAGAAACCGTCTACATCTGGCAGGAGGAGCGGCTTGAGCTCTGTGTGAGCGGCGGAGAAGCCATTGAAAGTATGCGACGCCAAATGGACGAGGAAGGCCTTGACGAAGATTGCCTTGAATGTCCTGAGCAATCCGCCCTCGAAGAGCTGAGCGATATGCTTACAAAAACCTTCCAAGCGTGGGCGGATAAGAACGGATATGATAAATCCATCACTTATGGCGCACACGCGGAACGGTATGACTTAAAGACGGGGCGTCTTGTGTTGGAGTGAGATGGGAGGTATCCGATGCTTGAGAACGACACGGCCTTGCAGATGGCCGATGAGATACGGAAAGACCGAAAACAGGCAGAAGCCATGCTGCTGAACTATACGGAGGAGCTGAAGACCTACCGCCTGAAGCGGGAAGAGTATGTACGCGGGACTGTGCAGGGAGGAGGCGGGAATCTGCCAGGGCATCCGACGGAGGCAGAGGCTCTGCGCGGCGTCAAGTTTGACGAGACGTATCCTGCCTACACATGGCTGCGTGCAGTGGAGTTCGTTGAGCGTGGGTTATCCGAACGCAAGAGGATATTCCTTGACGCACGACGTAAGGTGTCGCGCGACAAGGCAGGCAGAGGACGCAGGGCGTGGCTCGTGCGCACGCAGATGATGTACTGCGCGGCCATGCGTGAGAGGTTTCTCAATACGGAGTTCTTTGTGTCGGAGCGGTCGTTGAGAGCTATGTGGCAATATGTTGTTGATCGTGTGGTCGAAGCATATCTGAAATTGGAGCAGAAAAAAATTAAATAGACATGTCTCATAAACGCTTTTTTCGGTGCTAAAATGTTATTGTGGGTGGTTTGGAGATAGCCCCAAGCTGCCGCGCATTACCTCCTATACTCCGTGACGAGCCGTCTCAATCGAGGCGGCTTTTCTCGTGGGCGAGGAGGGGGGGGGAGATATAAAATTTTGCGATTTTTTATACTTCGTTTACGTGAAATGTAAAATATCCGGGTTTTTTATAAGTAAGGAGGTGACGATGTGAAACTGACACCGAAGCAGATTAGGTTTGTAGATGAATACCTGGTTGATTTCAACGCGACACAGGCGGCGATACGTGCTGGATATAGCAAGAAAAACGCATATCAGATTGGCTCGGAAAACTTGAGAAAACTACAGATTCAAAGCGAAATTGCACGTCGTCAAAAAGACCTCCAGAAGCGTACAGAGGTAACGCAGGAGCAAGTAGTAAAGGAACTTGCTCGTCTTGCCTTTGCGGATGCATCCGTGGTGTGTGTTACTGATTTTGACAATCTCACAGAAGACCAGCGCGCGGCAATTCAGGGGATTAAGCCGACCAATTTCGGATGGGAGATCAAACTCTGCGATAAACTCAAGGCACTTGAGCTTCTGGGGAGGCATATCGGTATGTTCACAGATAAGCTCGAAGTCAAAGGCGCGATAGATATTGCGTCGGTTTTGGCGGCAGCAAGAGGGAGGGTGCGGGAGCATGGGGAGCCCAATGGGGACTTTTGAGGATATTGTGAGGTTCATTGGTGAGTTCTCACATGACCCGCTTGGATTTGTCTACGCGGCTTTTCCGTGGGGGCAAAGAGGAACGGAGCTCGAATCGATGGATGGCCCCGATGTATGGCAGAGGGACATCCTTGAAGATATTGGACGTGGTGTAAAAGACCTATCCGCAGTAACACGCGAGGCGGTCGCCTCGGGGCATGGCATAGGGAAGTCGGCACTCGTTGCGTGGATTGTCATCTGGGCACTCGCAACACACGAGGATACGCGATGTGTCGTGACAGCGAACACAGATACGCAGCTGCGCTCTAAAACATGGGCGGAGCTGGCGAAGTGGTATCGCCTGTTCATCGGGCGGGATATGTTCTGTTTTACGGCGACCTCGCTCTTTTCGGCGCAACGCGGACATGATAAAACATGGCGTGCGGATGCAATTCCGTGGAGCAGGGACAATCCAGAGGCGTTTGCAGGACTTCACAATCAAGGAAAGCGGATTCTTGTCATATTCGACGAGGCATCCGCTATTTTTGATGAGATATGGACGGTCACGGAAGGTGCGATGACTGACCGTGATACAGAGATCATTTGGTGTGTGTTCGGCAATCCGACACGCAATCAAGGAAAATTTTTCGAGTGTTTCCATAAAAATCGTGCGGTCTGGAACTGCAAGCAGGTGGATTCGCGTACAGCACGGATTTCCAACAAGCAACAGCTGAACCAGTGGGCGCAGGAATATGGCGAGGACAGCGATTTCTTTCGTGTCCGTGTCAAGGGAGAGTTCCCGTCACAGTCGGAAAACCAGCTGATTTCACGAGAACTTGCAGAGGCAGCGCGGCGCCGTGTGTTGGAGACGCGCTCCTACGAGTTTGCGCCGGTAATTATCGGTGTTGACCCTGCGTGGACAGGAGAGGATATGCTTGCGGTTGTTCTGCGGCAAGGACTTTATAGTAAGGTGCTTGAGACCACACCTCGGAATGACAATGACATGGAGGTCGCACGACGCGTTATGCACTATCAGGACGACTATCGAGCGGACGCAGTACATATTGATATGGGATATGGTACTGGGATATATAGTGCTGGAAAGGATTCGGGGCGCGGTAACTGGCAGTTGGTATCTTTTGCGGAGCGTTCCGATGCACCCCAATACGCCAATAAGCGAGCGGAAATGTGGGGGGAGATGAAAATCTGGCTGATGGATGGTGGGGCGATTGATGATGATCGGCTCGTTCAGGAACTTATGGCTCCTGAATCCCGCATCAATTCTGCCGGGAAGCAATTGCTTGAGAGCAAGGATGAAATGCGGCGGCGAGGATTGTCATCGCCGAATATTGCAGATGCACTTGCGCTTACGTTTGCTTATCCCGTCCGATTAACGGATAACACAAAGTATCGAGAAGCACGCCGCCGGGGGAAAATCCGCAAGGCGGGCAGTATGTGAAAGGAGGTGAGGCAATGCAAGGAAACGCAGCCGCCTATAGCGCGGCACAGAACGCTATGTCGGAGGAGATCAGTCTTGAAACGCTCGATGCCGATGCGGTCAAGAAGATTATGACGGCGTTCGCGGCGGGGCGTGAGGTGGCAGATCACTATTACACATCGACGGTAGAGCCCGCGCTTTTGCGTCGCTATGATGTGTACCGCGCGGACAAGAAATATTATCGCGGCAAGTTCCCGCGCCTCTCGGAGCTTAGCGACTGGGTGTCGCGGGATGTAAAGACGACGGTGGATTGGATGATGCCGTCCCTTATGGAGGTGTTCACGGGCGCAGATGACCCCGTGGATATTACGGGAGTTAATGTCGGTGACGATGATAACGCCCGCAAGATACAGCAGCTTCTGAGCTATTTCGTGACGCGCAAGAACAGCTTCTTCACGTTCATGTATAACTTCCTGCGTGATGGGCTGACAATCAACATGGGGTGCGCCAAGGTCTATTGGAGGCGCGAAGAAGAGCGACAGCCGATGGAGGTGCTTGCCGATGCGCAGATGATGCAGATGATTCTTGCGGGCGAAGCAGCGGGGCAAGTGGAGATTAAGGAGGCCGTCCCTGTAACGCCTCTCGGTGACCTCCTGCGCGTGACGTTTGATCTTGTCAACGTCAAGGTCAATCAGCCGATCATCGAAAACATGAGCCCGTCTGAGCTGCGCTTTACACCGGAGACACGTGACCTGCATGCGGCAAAATTCGTGGCGCAGCGAAAGGTAGTGCGCGGTGACTACCTAAAGCGCATGGAGGAGCAGGGCGTATACAAAAACGTCGATGCGGCCATGGAAAAGGCGGGCGGGAATACGACAACGACGCCGCTCCTAGACAAGAAGCACAACGGACACATTGAGGAGATGCACGGACAGCTCTTTGACGGGGATAATGCGTCGAAAGAGTTTGAGCTCTATGAGGCGTATCTCAAGGTCGACTTTAACGGCGACGGTATCTACGAGAATGTGATTGTTCATGCGGTCGGAGATGTCCCGCTAAAGATTCAGGACAACGTGTTTGAGATGCCGCCGTTCTTTATTTTCTCCCCGGAACACGACGCCTATGCCATATTCGGTGAGGATTCTCTCACGGATACACTTGAGCAGCTGCAAGACCTCAAGACCGCTCTCATCCGCCAGATGGTGATTGCCGTCGCGAAGAACAATGTCCCGCAGAAGTTTGTTGATGAAAGCAACGTCGACATGGACGCGCTCTACGAGGGGGCAGAGATTGTCCCCGTCAAAGGCGGTATCCCGCCGCAGAGCGTGATGTTCCAGCCGCCGCCGATACAGATGGACGGCTCTGCTATGACACTTGTGCAGTACGCGCAGAACGAGGTAGAAAGCCAGTCGGGCAGCACGCGCTACAACCAAGGACTTGACTCTTCCAGTCTCAACCGCACGGCGGCGGGTATCACAGCGATCATGGGGGCAAGCGACAAGAAGATCAAGCTGATTGCGCGTCTTGCTGCGGAAACGGCGTGGATTCCAATTGTCAAGTTCCTCATCCTGCTCTGTCAAAAGTTCGTCGATGACGGACAGATTGTACGCCTTGCGGATGAGAATGTCTCCATTCAGCGCGAGGAGATCAATATCGACTATGACCTTATCGTCAATGTCGGACGTGGCGCGTCGACGAAAGAGATGCAGATGCAGTATCTGATGGTGCTCATCCATCAGATTTATCCGAAGCTCGAAGCAATCGGGATTGTCAATGCCGAATCGTGGTACAACGTCACGAAGGAGCTCCTTGAAACAATGGGGATCCGCTCGACGGAGAAGTATCTCCTCGACCCGAACGGGCAGGAGTACCAGATGCAGCAGGCTCAGCAGATGCAGATGCAGCAGGCAGCGCAGGAGAAACAGGATGCCATGATGCAGGCAGAACTCCAGCTAAAGCAGGATGACGTGAAGGCAAAGACGCTTGCACGGCTCTCGGCACAGTTCAAAGACCTGCCGATTGATGCACAGATTTCGGCGCTCCAACAGCTGGGGCTTAGCGCTTCTCCCGCTTCCATGCAGGAGAAGATTGCACGGGATGAGCGACTTGCAGAGCAACACAACAAGGCCGTCCAGATGTGGCGGGAAGGGAGGATGAACGCATGGAATCAGGCGACAAGATGAAGCTCCAGGAGCGCGCCGCCGAGGGGCGTGATGCGACGTTCCTCCTTACGGAGCGGTTCTCTGGGAAATGGCTCGATGAGGTGAAAGCAAAGACACTTGATGCGCTCTGCCGTGCTCTGCCGGCGGAGCTTTTGACTGTTCAGGCGGACTACAAGGCGGCACTACGTTTCTATGAGTCGCTGCGGAGCGCAGAGCGAAGAGGCAGGGAAGCCATGAAGAAGCTGTACGAGGATAAGGACAACTGATTGGAGGATGTCGGATGAATGACTGGGTTTTTGACTTACAGAGATTTGCAGAGGGAGAAGCGGCGCAGGATGCGCCAGCCGATACGCCCGCTTATGAAGCACAACAGGGCGCGCAGGAAAGTCCTGCCACGGTTGCGGGAACGCCGCCCGCCGTAGAGGCCGCCACGGAGGGTGTAGCCATCCGTATTGACCCCACGACGGGAGCGCGCACGGTCGTCAACATCGGGACGGAGCAGCAGACAGCACCGCCCGCAGAGGAGCATGCGGAGGAGAGCGCAGAACAGCCTGCTACACCGCCGCAGCCTGCACCGTATACGGCGGAGGAGCTTCTTGCCTCCATGACGACGGGACGAACGGATGAGACGCGCATCCCTGATGAGCTGCGTGCGCCCTACATTGCTATCCGCCAGCAGCAGCAGATCGCCGCGCTCACGGCACAGCAGCAGATGCAGCAGAGCGCGCCTCCTGTTCAACAGGCGCAGGAGACCGTACAGGACGCGGAGATTTATCGGCGTATTCAGGAGGCGGCCGAGCAGAAAGCACAACAGGAGCTTGGTATCACGCCCGAGGAGCTTTCGGGGATGTCTTATTCCGATGACCCGAACGAGACGAAGAAGGCGGAGGAGTACCGCATCGCTGTCCAGATGAACGTGAACGCAATCGCCCGTGAGATTGATGCGTATCAGTCGAATCTTGCACAGCAGCAGGCCGAAGCACAGGCATTCGCCGCTGAGTTCCTGCCGAAGATGCAGCAGGCACAGGCGAAAGAGCCGAACTTTAACCAGATCGACGTGATGATGGAGAACTACTATCAGGAGCTCCCCTATCATGAGGCGGTGCGGGTGGAAGATGCGGTACGGCGATTCCGAAACGGCACATGCACTCGCGCGGATGTCCCTGTGCTCGAAGGGTACTACGAGAAGACGCGGGCGGCGTTCTACGCCAAAAAGACGGGGCTCACACCGACCCCGCAGCCTGCGCCGAAAGCCGCCCCTCCATCGGTGGAAGGAGCGGGGCGTGTCGCGCCGTCTGCGCCGCCGCAGACGGATTGGAGTGCTATGCGCTCGATGGATGTGCGGGCACGCAACGCATTTTTGCGGGAGCATCTCTTTTCCCGCTAAGGATAGGTTCTATTTTTACGAGAGGTGATACATTATGGCATTGGTAGCACAGTCGAAGTCGCAGTCCGTCACGTATGAGGCGGTCGGCACGAAGGATGATTTCAGCAACATCATCACAAACATTGACCCCGAAGAGACGTTCTTTCTCTCGAATTTCGGGCGGGCGACGGATGCAAAGAGCCTGAAATTCAACTGGCTCACGGAAGGACTCAAGCCGCCGCAGGAGAACGCTCACATGGAGCTGACGAACTACGAGACGGACAAGGTTGGTTCGCTCGCACGCTGGGACAATCGCTGTCAGCACTTCGTCAGCACGGGCAAGGTGTCTGATGCGCAGAAGAAGCACGCAAAGGAGTACACGCCCGAAGATGAGTTCACACGGCAGAAGACGAACGCCTTCAAGCAGCACGCACGTGATATTGAGTACGCGCTCGTCTTTAACCGCGCGCCGCGTGACGAGTCCACCGGAAATCCCGCACTCACGGGCGGTGTGCGTTACTTCCTCGAAGAGGAGGTTGAGGACGTCACCTTTACGGGCAATATCTGTGCGGCGAACACAGAACATAAACTCGATACGGGCGATTTCGTCTACTTCAAGGCAAAGCCGGGCGCGGGCAACAAGCTCCCTGCGGAGCTTTCGGCGAATCTCCCGTACTATATCCGCAAGGACGCCGACCCGAAGAAATTCACGCTCTTCAACAGCATGGATGATGCGATCAAGAACGCCAACCAGATCACGCTTTCGACGGCGGGACAGGGCGTTCAGATGGTAAAGAACAACGTATTCAGTGCGGGCAACGCGCTCTTTACGGAAGACCACATCAATGATTGTATGGAGATGTGCTTTAAGCGCGGCGGTAATCCGACGCTTGCGGTCATGTCCGGGCGCAGTAAGCGTCGCTTCTCGCAGATCGTCACGGGCGGCGCGACGAAGCAGCGTGGCTCGAAAGAGAAGACGGCGACGAACATCACGGATGTGTATGAATCCGATTTCGGCGTCATCCGTGCACAGGTGCACCGTATGTATGCGGATACGGTCATTGACTTCATGGACATGAACTACTGGGATGTTCGGTGGTTCGACCCGACGCATGAGGTGACGGGGCTCGGAAAGAAGGGCTCGTACGAGGAGTTTGTGATTGAGTCGTGGCTCGGCCTTCAGGGCACACAGCCGAAGGCCTCGGGCTCGATCTACGACATCAAGCGCGCCTAAGAAAACAAGATTGAGGGCTTACCTATGAGAGGTGAGCCCTTTTGTATTGGGGTGAATACCATGATTTTGGAACAGAAACTGCATGAGGAGGATGGGAAAACGATACTCACCAACCGTATTGACTGCACGGAAGCAATCGAAACGGCAAAGAGAGTGTCGGATGAGGGCGGGCGGGGGAAGAACATTATTCCTCTTGGGTATATTCCTCCTGAAATGTGGATGTTCGACCCGTGGTTAATTGAGGCACGCAAGGCACAGAGCGCAGGAGACAAGGCGGAATTTATCCGCCTTGTGAAAAAGTTCTTCTCCATGCACCCTGCCTTTGCCGTGCACCGCGATCACACGCGGCGGTTCTGGCAGGGAGGTGTAACGAGTGATTGATGCGACGCAGATCAAGGACACGGTACGTTGGAAGGAAAAGGACGTCAACGAGGTGCGCTTTTCGGATTATGAAATCTATCACGCCATCAATGAAGTCCTGCGCTATATCACAGCGCGCCTTGCCAACATGCAGAGTGACCTGCTGGAGCATGAGAAAACCTATGGACGGGATGAGTTCGTCGGCGGCGCGGTGTTCCTGCCTGATGATTTCATGTCTGTTAAGGGCGTCTACCGCACGGACGATCACTACCGCCTACATGCGGTATCGGACGATCATGTCGACGCGAATACGTTCCGCCTCTTTGCAGGGCGTATCTATGCGACGCAGGAGATTACACTCCACTACTATGGCAAGCTCCTCCCCGTGTATGAGGGCGGGCAGGTCATGCTTCCTGATATGTTCCTAGATGCGATTGTCAAACTCACGCGCCTTGTCCTCAACAACACGGACGTTGACACAATGACACAGGCGGTGACGACAGAGACCGATGCGATCGTCCCACGGCGCAAATACAACAATATGCGCCTGAAGATGCCGTTTTTCGTATGAGGTGATGCCATGAGAACATTGGATGCAATCCGTGATCTGCGCGCGGCGGGGCACGACATATCCGACGAGTACACGATGGAGGAATGCCTCGGCTTTCTGAACACAGCAATCTGTGAGGTATCAGGACTTCTCATTGCGGCACGTTCCCCGATGATGGTACAGGAAATCCGTATCCATGACGGGGAGAGCGTCCCTGAACGCTACGTCACATCGGCGGGGCAATATCCGCTGCGCATCACAGGGCAGACGGTACACTTTACCGACCCGATGATGGAGAGCATACGCTTCCGCTACTTTGCGACGATGCCGCCGCTGTCGGATGAGACAGGAAGCCTTCCGTTTGCACACGACGGGCTGAATGATTATGTCCTGAAAGTCGCCACACTCCTTGCCCTCAATCGGAATGAGTACGACATATCGCAGGATAAGGCACTCTATGACGAGCTGCGCAGCATCCTTGCTGAGGCGGTGGGCGTGAATGGCTGAGCTGAAAAAGAAACCGCTTCATGCGCCACACCTCCCGACGTCGATTCAAGGTGACGGACGCTATCTGCTTTCCATCCTGCGCGACCTTCTTACAACGCAGGCAGAGCAGATCAACGCGGCAAACAGCTTTACCGCAGAGGACGTGGCGGCGGAGAAGGAAGGAAAAGTCCTCTCACCGCGTAACTTTCGCCTGACGTTCTCCCGGCTCGGCGGGCTCCTCCAATGGGACCACATGAGCAGTGCTGAGGGGCTGAAATGCTATGAGGTGCGGACGAACAAGAACGTCGGCAGCGAGGTCGGGCTATTAGAGCGAACGACGCAGAATCATTCCAGCTGTCTTCCGCTCTCCTACGTAGGGCATCTCTTTCTCTACGCGATTGATCTCACGGATACGGCGAGTGCTCCCGCAGAGCTGCATTACACAAAAGCACGGCCGATGCGCCCGCGTGATCTCACAATGACAAAGACGCAGGAAGGGACGCTGATTACGTTCCTTGACATCCCTCTTGACTGTATAGGGGCATACGTCTACGTCAACGACGTGCGCTATGAGACGCTCGATAACATCTTCCTCTACACAGGCGGAGCGGTTGTTGAGCGTGTGCGTGTCGCGTACTACGACCAGTACGGCGAAGGAACATCCGAAACGCTCTACTGTGTTATCCCCGATGTGGAGAACTTTCTCGTAGAACGAAACGGAGCACAGCTGGATTTCTACTGGGATGCCCTCCCTATCTACAACGTGCGCTATGAAGTCAAAGTTGGTGTGACGCCGGAGTGGGATAAGGCACTCACGATCTTCTCGACGAAACTCAACAAGCACCGCTATGTGTATCCGAACACGGGGCGGTGCTATATGCTCGTCAAGGCGATTGATGAGCACGAGAACTACTCAAAGAACGCCGCGTACTTCCTCCTAACCAACGAGAAGGACGAACACAAGAACGTCATCTTGCGGATGGACGAGGAGGCTGCGGGTTATCCTGGCGCCAAGCGCAACCTCTACTACGACCAAGCGCGTGAGGCTCTGCTCCTTGAAAAAGACGCCATGAGCGGTGAGTACCTGCTGCGCGTTCACCTGCCGAAGAAGTACCGCGCGCGGAACTGGCTGGAAGCAAGCGTTATCGGTGAGACGAACAGCGACTATGTGTTTGATGACCTCGATTTCCCGTGGGAAAGCGAAGAGGCGGAGAATACCATGTGGAACGGCACGGTCGGTGATCTGAGAGGTGTGGAGGTCACCTATGAGATTGCCCGTGACGACCCGCAGGACGCGGCAGGTTTCCCTGTCCTTATTGCACTGGACGGAGCACTTGCGGCGACGGGGGCGGAGGTCACGGAGGAAAAGGGCGCAAGCTACTCACACGGGCGGTGGGCACAGGGACTGCGGCTCTCCTATAAGACACGCGTCACGTACGGGAAGCTGGCTCTGCCGCAGACATTCTCCTTGATTTTTTGGCTGCATCTGCGCGACACGCTCCCTGACACACATATCCTGACGCTCTCGGGGGACGGAAGCCTTTCCCTGATGTATGACCGCCGTATGCGGGAGTTTCAGCTTGTCGGCAGTGATGGGGCGTACGTACGGGCACAGCTGACGTACCGCCCGAACGACTGTATCGCCGTTGGCATTGTGCAGGAAGCATCTATGCGGCGGCTTTTTTTATACAGTCTCGGCAAAGACGGGACGGCAACGGGAGAAGTCCACGCAAAGCCACTAAAGAAGCTGAACACGCTCGTACTCGGGCAGTATGACTAGAAGGAGTGATCGGTATGATCGGAGTTAAGGGAAGTTTCACGGGCGTGCTGCGCCATGCAGACGGCACAGAGGAGATCGTGAAGAAAGATAACCTCGTGCTAAGCGCGGGCTATGACCTCATCTTTGACCGCCTGTTCCAAATACAGGCTGGAGAGCAGTATAACAGCAACAAGGCTCTGCAATATATCGCCGTTGGCACGGGGACAAATGCACCTGCGGCGGAGCAAACCAAACTGACGACGTTCCTTGCGGCGAATAACGCACAGTATTTTCACACGGCGGGCACAAAGGAGTGCAAGCTCGTCGCGACATTCGGCACGGGACAAGCAATCGGAGCTATCACGGAAGCGGCTGTGTGCTATCGGAACGGGACAAGTGCCATTGATAATAACACTCATGTGGCGTTTGACCGCGTGGTCTTCCCTGCCATCAACAAAGGGCGGGAGGACGTATACACTTGTACGTTCAAGTTTGTGTTTGGAGAGCTGAAGGAGTAAGGAGAAAGGCGGTGCGTTATGCCTACGGAAAGAGAGGAGCACAGCATCCGCCTGACAAAGCCGCGCACGTTTCGTGACAGCCCTTTCGACTTTACCGATGCCCGTGCGGCGGTGCCCTTTGACCGTTTCGGCGAGGTCGAAGTAACGCAGAATGTAACCGAAGGTATCGGCTTTTCCAGTGGATATTCTGCGGCGGCAGAGTTTCATCAGAGCATCGAAGAACGTGTGTCTCTCGTGGATGATACACCGCCGACGCGGACGGATACTGTTGAGGGCGTCGGCATAAAGGACGATGGCAAGGTTCGTCTCTGCATCCCTATACCGCTGGCCTTCACGGAGACGCTCGGTATCGGAGATGAGGGGATACTTGCCCCACGTGAACCGATTCGTTCGCTCTTTACGGAGCGCATCGGCGTCGGACGCTTCCTCCTCCACGATCAACACGGGCACATCTACATGGAGTTTACGGAGGGCATTGGGCTCAGCGGGCGGATACTTCCGCCGCTCTCCTCCATGATCGTGGAATCCGTCGGGCTGGGGCAGGACACGCCTGTGTCTCCATCCATGCACGCACAAGAAGCGATTGGGACAGGAACGGAGATCACGCAGGAGATGAAGCATGCGCTGCGCGAGTGGCTCGGGATGCGTGACGAGCGCGGACAGGTGTTTACGGCGCATCGTTCCTTCCGTGAAGGTGTTTCCCTAGGCGAGGAGATTGGAAAGCTCCTGACGATCAATACGGCGTTCACAGAGGGTATCTCGATTGTCACATCCATTTTGCCGCCGCTTGCGTCTGCCTTTGTCGAAGATCTTCTTCTCTATGACGGTATCATTCGTGCGAGTGAGGCGACGATTGAGGGGATTGCGGCAGGGAAGGAAATGACCTTTGACGCGTTCATGAAGCGTATTGCCCGCCCCATTGGGTATGGTCTCTTCCATCCGTTCCGCGTCGGCGAGTACGAATACGAAAAGGCGCTTGTTCGCATCGGCATCACGGCGGGAAGTTACGGGGCTATCCCGCAGATTTATAACGTCGTGATGAACGTGGACATCGACGATACTGTTGATCGCGGTACGGCACAGGTGGACGCGAAGGAGACGGCAATCTTTTATCACAAGCACTACTATACGAAGCCCGAAGTAACGGTGACACTACAGAGCGGGAACGCGGAAGATGGCGTGCTGACCCCTGAGATCACCTCCATTGGAACGGAATCCTTTACGTGCGTTCTGCGCCGACGTGACGGAGCGGCGGCAAAGGGACGTGTCTCGTGGACGGCGGTCGGGTATTAAGGAGCGATATATGCAGAACTTCAAACGCATCGACGGGCAGGAGCGCGTAAAGAACACACGCGTTATCCTCAACGAGAACTTTGAGACAGTCGCCAGCATGTTTGCAGGGGATTCCTTTCCAACGGCGGGGCTGATGCTCGGGATGAAGTGTTACCGCACCGACCTCAAGTCAACGTTCACGCTGAAGAATCTCGACCCCGTACAATGGGACGAGGACGCATCAGGCAAACTGAAGAACGCACAGCACATCTCTCTCGGCGGCAAGGCAACGAGCGACCCCGTCATGTTTGACGGGACGGAGGATGTTGTTATCCGTGTGAAGAGCGTGGAGGCAGATTCCTGTACGGGAAATGCGGCGACGGCAAGTATGGCACTCGGCGTTCGGGGAACAACGGCACAGCAGAATGCCCCGCGTCACGTGTGGTTCTCTGCCGTAGGGAACGAGACGCAGCGCGAGTATGCAGACAACCTCGTCTATAACCCTGTCACAGGGACACTTGCAGTGCCAAAACTCGAAGGGACGGCAACGAATGCTGACCACGCGACTGTTGCCACGCGTGCGATTGCAGACAGCTCGGGAAAGAATATTGCAGATCTCTACGCGAAGAAGAACGGCGAAGGCGCGACGGGGACATGGAACATCAACATCTCGGGCAAGGCGGCTACGGCGGCCGTTGCAGATCGGGCAACGCGGGCAGACACGGCCGATAAAGCCACACGGGCGGACACGGCGGCGCGAGCAGACATGGCAGACCGTCTGAGCGTGAATGTGCTGACCTTTGCCAACGGGACAAAGATTTGGGTGGAGTAGTGCTATGGGAGAGACAGGAAGACGGCTCTACGTAGAGCGACAAGGGGGCATCAGAAACTCGTGCCCGCTCTATACGACGATAGGAGAGGCAAGCGGGCGCGGCGGCGCACTTCCGATAGAAATTGGCGGAGTGAGGTACTACGCTCCTCTTTGCAGCGTTGGCGCAAGTGAATCCATTGGCGCGTATGTGGAGCGTCCAGGTGGCGTACGCATGGCGATTGCGAACACGGGGAACAGGCCGTATACACCACCGCCTACACCGCCTACACCGCCTACACCGCCAAAGCCGATATGGACGCCGTTAGGCGTGACGACCCTGCGCATCAATCCGTGGGGTGCTTCTAGCCCTGTATTGATCGGTAATACGCCCGGGAAAAAGATAACCACGATTGAGGGCGATTATATATGGACGGCGAACTTTCGCCCGGCTATCCCTATCCGTACAACAGCTATTCGTATAGATGCGTTTGGGAATGATATATACAACGTACGCTTTCAGAGTGGCGGAACTGACTGTGAAATACCGGCTGCGTATCGAGGGCGTGTAAGAAGTCTTTCTGCTTACGCTGGAAACACCATAGCGCATGATCAAGTAGGAGCGCATATTTCTATGCGTGACGAAGAGGGAGCGTATCTGGGGATTCTTGGCGTAGTCGTATTCAAGATGAACAAGAACCCTCTTGTTGACTATGGGTATCGTTATACGCGCGTCTTGTTTTCCGTCACATGTCTCGGCTAAGGAGGTGACACAATGCAGGAATACAGAGAAGTCCTTGAAACAGACACTGTGCGGGATGCACGTGAGATTTGGAACAAGAACATGGAGACGCTGCGATCGACGCACGCGGGTGAGGCGTTTCCCACGGAGAACCTTGCGCTCGGGATGAAGTGCTTTCGCTCTGACGAGAAAAAGACCTATACGCTTGTCTCCCTTGACCCTGTGGAGTGGAAGGTAGAGGCGAGCGGAAAGAGCACGATTGACCGCGAGGACATTGTGAGCGCGCAGGCGTTTCTTGATTTCGTCGGGCATGAAGCACTCGGGCGCCTGACGGATTGGACGGGGCTCTTTTATCGCGGACTGTCTATTGAGGTCGTGGACTTTTCCGACCTCGGGCGCGGAACGAACGTCACTAACATGAGCCGCATGTTCGCGAACTGCGCATCCCTCAAAACGGTGCTGAACTTCAACGTGTCGGAGGACTCCCCGCTGACAGACGTGCACGGAATGTTTGATGGATGCGACCATCTCACGGTGCTCGACACGTCCAAGTTCGCCGCAAAGAAGGTGGCGAACTTCTCGGAGATGTTCAAGAACTGCCGTGCATTAAAAACCATTGACGCGGCGTCAATCACCGTGGACAAGGCGACAACGCTCTATGCTATGTTCTCTGGGTGTCAAGAACTGCGTTCGCTCGACGTGTCGAAGTGGAACGTCTCGAACGTGACGAATTTCGCGGAGATCTTTCGCGACTGCCCCCGCTTGCGTGGACTTGACCTCACAAAATGGAACACGGCAAAGGCAACGGGGATGGGCGGAATGTTCCGCAGCTGCGGGAATGAGTCGATATTCTCCCCTGACCCAACGAGAAGCAGCATGGGCGAAACACCGACGCTTCCTCTCAGACTTAACCTCTCGTCCTTTGATCTCACAAACGTGACATCAACGTCGTACATGTTCGCCTATGCCAGAGCGGAGCTCACCATTGGCGAGAAGATGCGCAAAACGGGAAAGTGCAAAGACATGAGCTATATGTTCTTGCAGTTCAGCTATGAGAATCCGCCTGTGATTGCGGGCGGGAAATACACATCTCCTGTGACGGGGAAGGAGTACCCGCAGACGATCTTCACGGCGTTTGACTTCTCATCCACAGAGTCTATGGGTGCAATGTTTGAGGGAACATGCGCCGTAAACACTGAGGTGAAGGATGTTGAGGTGATATTTGACGATCAGACGTACAGGATAACGAAGCACGGGCTTGTCTTTCATGTCGCGACACCGAAAGTACAGGACATCAGCGGGATGTTTCGGAACACGCAGACGGACTTTATCTACCTCTCCATGGATACGGGGAAGGCGACAAACATAAGAAGTCTTTTTGCGAACTCAACAGCGGAGTGTATCCGCCTGCGGAACTTTGACACACGCCACATAAACCTTGATCAGTATTACAAATCGAGTTCTGGGATAAATCAGATGTTCAAGGGATGCAATCACCTGAAGTATCTCATCATCGACGACACGACCTTCATGTTCAAACTTGCAGAGGATGTGCTCGCCGACCTGCCAAAGGACTGCCGCTTTGTTGTCCCGCGCGATATGATTCCTGTCTACACACAACAGGAGTATTGGAAGAACTACGCAAGCCGCTTTATCGCCTTGGAGGCTTGCATAATTGATGAAGCGTACGTCAAGAATGCGCCATAAGAAAGGAGACCATGATGCAGTACAAGTTAAGTAATGCGTGGCAGAAGATCACGGAGACCACGGGGACGCTCTATGCAACAGAGCGTGCGGTAGAGATTTCAACGGAGGAGAAGACGGGGTCTGGCTTTATTCTTAGTCCTATGACACCCTTTCCGTTCAAGGGAAGCATCTATGCACGGGCGACGAATGGATTTGCCGATCTCAATGTGGTGGCGGTGACCCTGCCGACAAGCTGAGGAGTGTGATTCCATGCGGCGGATGATGAAGCACAACGCGACACAGGTAGTATTCAATGACCTCTCGGGCGGGATTAACATCATGAGTGAGGGCGATCTTATCGCACAGAACGAGATGCAGGAATGTGTGAACTTCTACTTCCTTGGACATGAGCGGTCACTACGCCCGCGCGGCGGTCTTTCCCGCCCTCTGATGACGTTTCCCGTGGCGGTACGCGGTACATTCTACGACGTGGACAGCAATACGTTCCTTGTCTTTCTCGTTGACGGGAGCGTCTACCGCGTTACGTCTCTTGTCGTTCCTCCTGAGAAGGTGGGCACGGTATCAGGAGGACGAAAGCCGATCTGTGCAAAGTTTCAAGACCGCATCTGGATTGCCTCGGGCGATAAGCTCCAATCCTATGACTTTTCCGCATCGGGCGGTGTGGAGACACACGCGAATGCGCCTGTCTGTGACCTCATCTTTGAGCGCGGGGCACGGCTCTGTGCGGCAATGACGGGCAGCGACCGCGTGATGCTCTCAGCACTCGGCGACGGTACGAAGTGGGAGACGGACGACAACGACGCGAGCACGGGGGCGTGGGTGGATATTGGCTATGGGGACAGTGGCGACATGATTGCGGTCGTTCCTCTTGCCACAGACCTCCTGATCTTCAAGAACAACGGGATGATCTACCAACTCACAGGAGACAGGGATGTCTCTACGTGGGTGATCTACCGCATCGCCACACAGACGGACGCCATCGGGCGCAACTGCGCGACGGCAGTCGGGAACGATGTTGTCTTTGCCAGCCGTCAAGGGATGAAAACTATGCTTACGACGATGGACTACGGGAATATTGCGCAAGGTGAACTGGGGGAGAAATGGAATGCCCTCGTGACGAGCGGGTTATATGAACCGGCTCTTTTTCATTTGCGCCGCCGAAAGCTCCTTCTCATCCAGCCGTCGGCAAAAAAGCGTGACCTGATCGCCTACAACTACGCCGTCGGTGCGGCAACCGTGCTCTCCTTCCCGTTCCCTGTTACATCGGTAGAGGAGACGGCGGAGGGCGTTGCCGTCGCAGCAGGAAGCGCGCTCTATGAAATCAGTGAGGCGTATATGAGCGACGGGGATACACCGATTGACTATCACATTCGGACAAAGGCACTCATCGGGACGGAGAAGATCCTCGTACGCAGCGTGGACTGCTCTATGGCAGCGGCGCAGGCAGGGAATGTGACCGTTTCCATCGACAACATGACACTCTCCATGCCGACGAACAGCCGCCGCAAGGTGCGGTGCAATCACTCATCGCCGCGCATTGAGACGAGCATTCGCGGGCACACACCGTTCCAAATGAAGCATCTGATCTTGGAGGTGGCAGACCTATGACGCTCTACGAGTGGATTGACTTCTACAACAAAAAAAATCCGCAAGACCCATTTCAACCGACGGATGGATTTGAACTCTTCTATGTCCCCGAAAAAGGATTCTGCGAGGTGCGCTTTCTCGGGGATATGGTAATCATCGGGCAACTCGCTGGGGATGCGCGGTACTTCAAAGAGCACGTCGATAAAGTCGCGGCGCAGATGGGGATTCGTGAGGGCGGAACGATCTGCATCCGTAAGGAGATTCGTGCCTACATTCGCCTTTTTGGCTACCGCATCGACCATGTAGAGGAGCTCTCGGACGGGACAAAGCGGTACTATGGCATTCATAAGAAAACAGGGAAGTGGGCACTCTACAGCCCCGGCTATACCTACGACGCGACGGGTGAGCTTGCCTATCTTGTGACATGGGAAATCTAAAGGAGTGAGGACATGAGAAGATATTGGCATCTGTGTGATGAGGATGAAGCAGACTGGCAAGACAGCGACGCTTATCTTCACCGCACCTACGGGCGCATGGTGCGCTACAAAAAGGGCGGCAGCTCGACGACGGTGCAGAACTCCTACACACCGACACCGGGCGAAGTCCAGCTGACACAGGCGAGCGCGGACTATGCAAAGAAAGTCGCGCCGAATGCGTACTACCTCAACGACCTCGGACGCTCTCTGTTGCAAGATTCCCTTGGCGCGGTGCAGGTTGACTTTAACTCTCTCAATCGCGGTGCACAAAGTCAAATCGGTATGGCACAGAGTGGTATGGCAGGCCTTGTCGGCGCGAACAATGGGGCAACGGCGGCGGCGAACGGCGCACTTGGCGACGCGTCACGGCAGATGGGAAACCTTACGGCACAGAACGTCGGGCGGCTCGGCGGACTTGAGGGGCTCTACCGCAGCGGCGCGGATGTGGCGAGCGGCGCAATCAACGCGGCAAGCGGTGTGATCGGCGCGTCGGCGGGCGCAGCGAACGATGCGCTTGCACGTCTTGCACAAGGGCAGATACCGCCGCAATACCAGGCAAACATGGAAAACAGTATCCGTTCGGCCATGCAAAATACCATGGGCAAAACACTTTCGGGACTTGGCAATCGCGGCGTTCTTAACTCCTCGGTGACAACGGGAGCAATGAACGACATCCAGCGCAACGCTGCGGACGAGGTAGCGCGGCAGTACCACGCAAACATCAACCAGATCGCCTCTCTCACACAGCAGCAAAACGCGAATGCGGGCGGAGCGGCGCAGACGATAGCAGGGCTCATGCAGCAGCAGAACGCGAACGCACAAGGCCTTGCGGGGAATCTCGGCAACCTCTACAACACGCAGTACACACAGGGCATGGGTGCGCTCGGACAGCAGGCGAACCTTGCGCAGCAGCAGCTTGCGAATGCACAGGGCAACAACAGCCAAAACAGCGCGCTCTACGCGAATATTGCCAACATGGCAGGACAGCCCGTCGCGCTTGCAGCAGCGGCACAGGAAGCGGCACAGAACCCCGCGTTCCGTGCGTGGAATGCGTCGATGGGGCTCAACGGTGCGACGACGAATGCACTTGCAGGTGTGGCGGGCAAAGGGACGAACACACAGACGACGACACAGTCGGGCGGCGGCGGATTCTTTGGAGGACTTCTCGGCGGTGTGGTCGGCGGCGCGGCGCAGGGGCTCGGTCTTGGACTCTTTTGTTTCCCGCCCGGCACAAAGATCAAGATGGCAGACGGCACGGAAAAGAGCATCGAGCACATCGACGTGGGCGAGATGGTTATGTCGCATACGGACGGCAAGGAACAGCCTGCGAAGGTGCTGCGCGTCATGCAGCGGCACTACGCCGATGTGTATAACATCCAGTGCCAGCTTGCGCATACCTCGGCGACGCTCTCACAGCCCTTCCTGATGGAGGATGGGACATATAAGACGCTCGGCGACATGCGCATCGGTGACGTGCTCCATGATGTTGGCGCGGTCTACGGGCTCAGCTACAGCGGCGAGCGTCCCGTGCATGACATTGAGGTGGACGGCGTGAACAACTATATTGCAGACGGCTTTATCGCCAAGGGCGGCGACGGGGCAACGTGGCAGGAATGAACGGAGGCTAACAATGGACTGGGAAAAACTCGGCTACATGGTCGGCAATACGCTTGCCCTGAATCATGCGCAGAACTACTATGACCGTGGCGTCGACAAGGCACGCAAACAGATCGACGGAGCGGGCGGCGTGACGGATGGAGATCGGGAACAGGCGGCACAGATGCTCAATGCGGGGCTCGGCGGCGGCGGACTGATCGGACAAAGCCCGCAGCTTTCCCTTCTCAAGGCGAAGCGTGACTGGATGCAGGCGGACAACGATGCACAGTATCTTCTGAATAACGGATATGCAGAGAACTCCAAGGAGGTACAGGGATTCCGTAAGATACAGGCGAATGCACACACGGCCGCCGATGGAATCCGCGCACTTGGAAAGAACATGGGGTATAACCTCGACGACTACGGCGCGGGGCTTAGTCTCCAAGAACTGAACGGCGCGGTCAATCGTGGAATTGCGCCGGGGCTCTATCAGGAGTTCCCGAACCTCGGCAAACAGATCGGGGATAGAAACGCGTGGGCAGGGAAGACGGCAAAGGAGATCATGCAGGACGTCACGCAGAATCCACAGGCGGCACAGGGCGTGCCCGTCGCACAGGGGCTTCCCACACAGGGATTCGGAACGATGCAGCCACAGATGGTCGGCGGCGTGTCTCAGATGATACCACCTGCCGCGCGCCTCGATGCGGGGGGATATAGCCAAGCAGACGCGGCGCAGGCACAGGCAATCGCGCAGAATGCGGGCGTTGTCCCGCAGGGTGCTCCTGTTCCTCAGCAGACGGCGGCAGGATTCCCAACGGGCGTACAGATGAACGGATACGCGCCGCAGCAGGGGACGAACCTCATCGGCTTTGACCCGAACGGCGGATTCGGTATGACGGGCACGGCAAACCCTACTACGCCCGACGGCACTTCTAAAGAACGAGCAGTAACGTCGGGCGATATTTATAAGTTCCTTCAGGCACAGGGCATGATTCCGAAAGACCTCACCTACGAGCAGCAGGTAGAAGAGATCGCGCAGATGGTCGCGAAAAAGCGTGCGGCAGCCATGAGTGCCCGCGAGGTCGAAGGCTATCTGAAAGAGCGTGGCGTTCCGCGCAAGATCGCACAGCAGGTCGCGGCGGAGCGCACGCAGGAGATGCAGCAGATGATGAAGCAGGAGGCTCTTGCCCGCGCGGCGGCGGCTTCTCCTAACAGTCAAATGGCACAGCTCCTCGCTGTAGCGGCGGCAGACCCAAAGATGAAACTGTCTGATCTCACGGGGATTATCAATGCGACGAATCCGAACATGGGCTTTGAGACCATCGACCAAGGCGCAGGCGTCAGTGTCATTGGGTACGACAAAAACGGACGCGTACGGAGCACGGCAGAGTTCCTTCCGAAGTCGCTGTCGCCGAAGGATATTGCGGAAAAGAAGTTCCAATACGATAAGCTCAAAACAGATGTCGATATCGCCAACCAGAACGCGCGTGTACGTGTGCATGGAATCGACACGAACGCACAGACGAGCCGCGAGAATTCGATGAGAAGTGCACAAGCAACGCTTGGTGCAGCGGACATTCGTGGGCGATATGGTCTTGCGAGTGCAGAGCTACGTGCGCAAAGGCGTGATGGTGATGGTAGTTCTGACGGGGGAACGAGACGGAGTACGGCAGGAGAGAAGCCAACAGCAAAACAGAAAGAGTTTGCTAACGAGTTTTCTAACCTCCTTGAAAAAGTCAAACAAGATCTTTCCAAAGAGGGCGGATACGGTGAAGAGGACACAAGCATCGGCGAGCTTACTGATTTACTGCAAGATGAAGGCAAGAAAGTCTTGTCCCCAGAGGAGTATCCTGAACTCTATGCCTATGTTGCAGCAGCACAAGGGATGCAGCAAAAGCAACAGGGAGATGACGATGCGGCGACAAGAATGTGGCAGCAAGTTCCACGCCACGTCTTGGAGCAAATTTTCCCTGACTATGACTTTAGCGATTACAGTGATTGGTAATTTGTTTTATAGGTAGAAGGCCAACGCCTTACAGGAGGATGTGTATCATGAGTTTTATTTTAGACCGTGTGAATAAAACGGCGGGTAGTTCTTGGGGTGTTCCTGTTTATGATACACGTGCCGCCGCGCCGCCTGATAGCGCGTGGAAGTATATTGCAGCAGGAGATATTAAAGGGCTCAACGATTATACTGACCGTGAGTACAACTACCACAATATCCCCTACGTTGGGCAGTTTATTGGACATGCGGCAAACAATGCGACTATTGGGCTCGCAAATGCCGCACAGTTTGTTGGCGCGAATAACGTAGGAGATTATTTGTATAAAAAGGGGATGGAGGGAGAGGCTCAGCTCCCCGATTACCGAGAGCCCGAGCTTTCTCTTTCGTATTTGACCGACCCCAATGGGCTCATTTCTGCTGGTGCTATGGTCGCTGGCTCTATGGCCTCTATGGCGCCGGTTGCTGCGCTTGCCCCTGTTGGAGGTATTGCAGCGGGGGCGGCAAGGGCTGTTAGTCAGATTCCGAAAGTCGGACTGTTTGCCAGCCGCTATGTGCCCGGTGCTGTCCGCTGGGCGACAACTGGCCCCGTTGAAGCAATGATGGAGGGCGGCGGAACAGAGCGCGAGATGCTCGAAAACGGGGTGTCTCCCGACGCGGCAAGAGAAGCATCGTGGGATGTATTCAGGAAGAATGCAGGTCTCCTTACTGCGACAAATGCACTTGAAGGCGGGCTTTTCGGGAAGGCCTTTATCAAAGCCCCCACGTTTAACAGTTCTGCTGCGAATGCTGTTGCTAAAGCTGTATCGTATGCCCCACAGACAGCAATGGAGATGTTGTTACAGGGGTATGAAGAAGGGGCACAGCAGGGCATTCAGGACGCCGCTATGGGTAAAGGCGAAAACTCTGCGGAACAAATCCTTAACCCGCTCCAATGGACGGATGAACAGCTTAGCTCAGCAAAGCTGGGGTTTGCAGGCGGGCTTCCTCTTGTTGGCGGCTCAGCGATAATACGACACCTCGGTAGCGGTTCTTCCCAAGCCTCTGCGCAGGAGGAGTCTGCCCCGATGCAGGTGAAGTCCTCAGGTAACGCCGACATTGACAGCATCATAACGGACGCGGCGGCGGAGCTCAATGTTCCTGTCAATCTCATTCACGCTATTGCACAGACGGAATCTGGCTACAATCAGGATGCACGCTCAGAGGCTGGCGCAATCGGCGTCATGCAGCTCATGCCCGAAACGGCGGAAGGACTCGGCGTTGACCCGACCGATCTCAGAGGAAACATCTACGGCGGCGCAAAGTACCTGCGTCAGCTGATGGATACATTCGGCGGTGATATGCAGAAAGTAATTGCCGCGTACAATGCAGGCCCGGGTGCTGTTCAAAAGTACGGTGGAATCCCGCCCTATGCGGAGACACAGGATTATGTGCAGAAGGTCATGGGCAATCTTGAGGGCTATGACCTCGGCGCGTCGGGAGATGTCCCTGTGCAGGTGCGCAGCCTTGCGGATGATGCCGCGCCTTTTATTGGTGTTACAATGGACAACGGCACGGAAGGCTGCGTTGAGGCTGTCACAAAGATCGGCGCAAACTCCTCGGCGTTCCTCGCGCAGGAACTCAAAAATGGCGTTGTAAACGTTGATCGACTTGTTGAAGATGCAGGGGGTAACGTTATCGCCTTTGACCCGAATCAGCTTGAAGAAGGCGACGTGATTGTCTACGGAGACGAAAGCGACCCGCAGCGTCATGTGGTACTCTATGACGGCAAGGGCGGCTATATCGGTAACTCGTCTAGCCGTAATCAGGTTGTTCAGGGGAGCGACTATAACCAGATGGGAGACTGGCACCCGACGAAGATCATCAAGTCTGGTGCGTCGTTCAGTGGTTCCTCTGCGCGTCCTATCTCTGCGCCGCAGATGGACTTCACGGGGCTTGTCTTTGACGAAAAGGATATAGCGGCGACACAGAAAGCCCTCAACAATCTTGTGCACGGTGGACAGCCGACCCCAGAACAGAGCGCGGCGATTCTCTCGGCGGCAGAGGCAATCCGTGATATGCCGCTCGGCAGCGTCGATAAGACCGCAGAGGCGGAATCCTACAACGAGTGGCAGAAACTTATCGACACGAAGGACATTGCGGGCATCGTCGACAAAGACCCTGAGGGCGTTGCACGCATGGTACATCAGCTTGCAGGGGCACAGAAACAGCAGCAGACGCGGGCGGCAATCGAGAACCAGCAGCAGATTGAAGCGACAAAACAGGCACTTGAGGCCGTACAGAAACAGCGTTATGAAGCGGCACAGGCGCGTATCAATAACGCGGTAGCACAGCGGAACGCGGCCATGCAGAATCCGCAGATGCAGGCGGAAACACCGATGCAGGGCGCGGTGCAGGCCCCGCAGATTCCGATGCAGACTGCCCCGACAAATAACATTGTCGGTGATACCGTCGTAGAGAATGCAGCCCCGCAGACGTTTTCTTCCCCCGTAGAGGAGGCGGTGAAGAACCTCCCTGTCTCCCGTGAGGAACTCTCAGACATCCTCGGGAAAGTCCAACAGTGGGAGCAGCCGCTTCTTTCCATTCCTGCCTACGTACAGGCGCGTGATCGGCAGGACTGGGCGACGGCGGCGCAGATCGCGGCGAACGCAGGACAGCCCGGTGTTGCACAGTTCTACAACGCGCTCATGGAGCATGGAAGCCGAAACGCGCAGAACGTTACGCCTGCTCCTCAGGAGAACGCCCCGACGGTTACGCCATACGCGCCGCAAGAAAATGTCGTCGCCGCACCGCCCGTGCAGAACGCAAGCGCACCTATCCCCGTGGTTGGCGTACGCCCCCTTGTCCCAGATCGTCTGCCTGATAGCACGACGGGACGGCGTGACCTTGCTCATGCACTCGGCCGCTTCATGGTGGCGAACAACATTCCCATATCCAAGGGACTGCGTGACGACCTTTCGATTGGCTACGGGAAAGCAATCCGCTATGCCGACGAGAAGATCAGGAAGTGGGAGAACGAACGCGCAGGGAACGCCCCTCAGACCGCGCAGGGCGACGCACAGAGCACGGAAACACAGGCAGACGATAGAATGCTTGCACAGCGTGGTGAACGCGCTCAAAACGGCTCTAAAGCAGTAAGGGGGAAGTCTGCCAAAAAACAGGGCAATAAAAAAGCCGCCGATAAAGGCGAGCTTGTAATTGCAGATGGATATGAGACGGAATCGGGCAGACCTCTTTCCGAGGCAGACCCGCAGGAGTTTATCATCAAGCCGAACGGGAGCAGAAACTTCGGGGAGATTACCAAGGCAATCTCTAACGCTGCCATGGAACAAAGCGGCGTATCTCTCCCCATCGGTGAAATTCGCCTGCGCGTAGGGGACGAGCTCGAGGGATTGATTCATGCAAAAGAGCATACTGCGGAAGCACGTTCTGCCGGATATGACTCAGTAGAAGATTTGATTGCGGATGTCGCAGAGAACTTTAACCAAATCTATATGCGTGAACCAGACAATGCAAGCGGAAAGCCGACATATTCTCTTGTGAAAACGGGCAACAAAAACGCTGGCGTTATGAATGGTGTCGCACCGATCTATTTTGAGCTTCAAAGCGATGGCAGTGGGAACTATTATATTGTCGTTTCTGCCATCCCTAAAGGGGATAAGTCTCTCATACGGCAAACAAAAAAAGATCGCCTGATTTATAGCAGCCCGGGCTTAGGTGCTGCCACTGTTTCCGGCAACAGTGCGGTGTCCCACGACGACAAAGCCGGAGCCGCGAACCGTGGGGGTAGCCCTACATCCGATAAATCAGGTGATCTTGATACCTCCACTATATCACCTGAGGAAGCAGAAAGCAAGGAGAATCCGCTTCACGAGGACGAGCAGGCGGCACTAAAGGGGCTGAGTGCAGACGCGAAAGACGTGTACCGCCTTGTACGCGACAAGCTCGCAGGTTCGTCGAACAAGAAGGTCGCCCGTGCAGCTTCGGTCGGCGCAGTCCTCCTTGCGCGTCATGCGGATATTATCGCCCGCAAGATTCGCACGGCACTCGGGAAACCCTTCACAGCAATGGACTACTACCGCAATATGTTTGCCCTTAAGACAGAGGGAGACAAGACGGGCGCGAACGCCCTGCATCAGGCGGCGAATGCTGGCGGGAAGATGTATACGCAGAGCGCGACAGATGTACCGTCCACGGAGAAGGAGGCTGTCCGCAAGCAGTACGAGGGCACGGAACAGTGGATGAAAGCCCCGAACGGTGAGCTGACGAATCTCACAGAAGATCAGTGGGTCGCGGTGCGTACGCCTGCGTTCAAGGCGTGGTTTGGTGACTGGGAGAATGACCCTGAGAATGCGTCAAAGGTAGTTGACGAGAACGGCGAGCCGCTAGTTGTGTACCACGGGAGTGATGCAGACTTTAATGTCTTTGACAGAACCAAAGGGCGCGCAAACATGGACATTCAAGGGATGTTCTTTTCCCCGTGGGAACTTGATTCAAAGGGGTATGGAGCGAATGTCCGTGCGTTCTTCCTTAACATCCGTAAGCCTGCTAATGAGGGGCAGGGCTACAAGGCTCTGAATCGTCGTCGGGGGCAGAACGGCGCAGGAGTCAAGGCACGAGAGGATTTGATTGCGGCTGGATTTGATGGCGTCAATAATTCGGATGAGGAGTTTATTGCGTTCGAGCCGAATCAGATCAAATCCGCGACGGATAACAACGGTGCATACGATTACGGTGATGCGAATATCTATCATCAGTCCGCATGGCACGGATCCCCACATGACTTTGCAGAGTTCCTGCTCTCTGCAATCGGCACAGGTGAGGGCGCACAGGCTCACGGTTGGGGGCTTTACTTTGCGCAGAATCGCCGCACATCTGAATGGTATAAGAAAAGACTGGCAAAGACCACACAAGAGTATTATGCCTATGATGGGAAAGAGTACAAAGAATATGACTATAAAGACCCCATATCCCAAGCGCTGTCACTGTTCAAAAATCGTGGTGGCCTTTCCACAGATGGTAAAAGAATCGCAGAAAATCTCTCAATATTTATAAAGGAAAGCCGGGCAAAGGCGAAAAGGCTTGAGAAACTTGCACCAGAACTCGGCATTGTGATTGAGGCGTACGAGAAAAATCCGAACATCACGTTTACTGATTTGTATAAGGTTTCAAAAAGCCGCACGGTAAAAGCCATTATGAAGGAAGTCCCACCCCACAAAGTGGAAGATGTAGTTGCAAAACTTCGTAGGCGTGAAGAACTTGCTGAGCAAGACAAAGATATGTACGAGGGACACGTTGCGCTTTTCAAGCTCTTAGACCCGAAGAAGATCACTTTTGAGAAAAGGAGAGGAAGCCTCTTCGAGGTAGAAATCCCCAACAACGATGTTCTTCTCGATGAAGACAAACCGTTTGAATATCAACCACCGTTTGTTCAGGAAAAACTGTTAGAGCTCTTTCAAAATCTTCTTGAACAACATACCCCACAATTCCTTATGGATACGCATGAATTTGGTGATTCTGTTCGAGATGGTTCAATGGCTAAAGAGCATGTATCCAATGCGACTGGCAAAGAAATCTATGATGATCTGATAGATATTTTTGACAAAACGCCCAAAGAAGCATCTCTTGCCCTGAACAATGTCGGGATTAAAGGCATCACCTATGTTGGACGGCAAGATGGCCGCTGCTTCGTCGTTTTCGATGATAAAGCGATCTCCATCATCAACAAATTCAACCAGCAGATGAACGAGATCATCAAGGGAACGACGCAGGACATCCCGAACGGGCAGCGCATCATCTCTCTTTTTGAGGCGGCGGATGAATCGACCTTCCTCCACGAGATGGGGCATCTCTTCCTTCTTGACCTTGAACATCTCGCACCTATGTCACCGACGGCGGAGAAAGACCTTGCCACGGTGAAGAAGTGGGCGGCGTGGCGTGAAGGACAGGCGACGGAGTACAAAGGCACACCGTTTGCCCATTCCTTTGCCGATCTTGACAAGAAAATCCGTGCGGCACTTTCGGCAGGGAATGACCGACGTGCAGACAACCTTAAGAGACAGTGGGAGCACGAACGATTCGCCCGTGGTTTTGAGATGTACCTCAAGACAGGTGACGCACCGACAAAGGGGCTGCGCGCCGTGTTCGCAAAGTTCCGTGCGTTCCTTCAGCGCGTCTATCAGGCGTTCACAGGGACGGGCGGCAAGGCAACGCCTGAGGTGGAAGCCGTCATGGCGCGGATGATCTCCATCGAGGATTCGTCCGATCTCTCTGCCTATCCACGAGGAAAAGAAACGGAGGTATACACAGACAGCGGAAAGAGCATCCCCGTACAGTACCGTGTTGTGTCTGCGGATGATCTCATCGCGTCGCATGATGCGAGTGCACTTGAAATCAATCCCGGCTATCCGTCTGCGCTCCAACCCCGTGACCGCGAACGCGTCGTCATGCGCCAGCAGGTGGAACGTATGTCGAACACGCTGCGTCCTGAAGAACTGGGCGAGGGGCGCAATCTCAATCAGGGAGCACCTCTCATCCGCAGTGACGGTGTTGTCCTCAACGGCAACGGCCGCACGATTGCGATTGCACGCGCACAGGCGCGCAACAAAGAGCGCGCGGCGGCGTATCGCGACTACCTCATGGAGAACGCGGAGACATTCGGTCTTTCTCGTGAAGCTGTGGAACGCGTGGATAACCCCGTTCTTGTACGTGAAGTACAGGGGGATATTTCGGCGGATGCCATGAATGACATCATCGGCTCAACGACGGGCGGGTCACGCATGGGCGCGAGCGAGAATGCACAGGCAGACGCGGACAAACTCACGCATACGGTCATGGACACGTATGTCCCGAATGAGAAAGGAGACCTGACGACCGCTGCGAACCGTGACTTTGTCGCGGGCGTCCTGCATAAGGTTGTCGGGCAAGGCGAGCTGAACGCCTATCTGGATAAGGACGGGCATGTGAACGCCGACGGAATCCAGCGCGTAAAGCGTGCGCTCTTTGCCGCCGCCTATGGGGACGATGAGATCGTCGCAAAGATGGCAGAGAGTACCGACGACGACACACGCAACGTATCAAACGGCCTCATGGCGGCCGCCCCGATGATGGCGCGTCTATCCGTCAAGAAGGACGTCCCGCACATCAGAGAACTGCGGGACGCAATCGCCGATGCGGTGAAACAGCTCGACACGCTGCGCAGGAGTGGTGACAGCGTCAAGGACTATCTCGGTGCACAGGCACTGTTCTCAGAGCACGAGGACAGCGCGGAGATGCGTGAGATTCTCTCCTTCTTGGACGAGAATAAGCGCAGCGGCAAGCGCATCGGAAACTACTTCACGCATATTGCAGAGGCACTTGACGGGATGGAGAACCCGACGGATAGCGATCTCTTTGAGACACAGCTCCCGTCTCTCATGGATGTACTTGAGGAGGCGAAAACGCACGCCGAGACAGGCGGGCAGGATGGTCTATTTGGGGACAATGCACAGGAGGTGACAGATAAAAACACGCAGTCTGCGCCGCTGCCAGATGTGCATAATTCTACTGAAAAAGGAGGACAAGACGCACTATTTGACGAATATATAGTCAAAGAGGCAAATACACTGTATGATCGGGCGGCGAAGAAGTTTCCGGAGATCACAAACAAGGAGGTAGCAGATCATGTTAGAGAAGCAATCCAACTCACGCTTGACTTCGGACAAGGCAATGGAGAGATCAAAGGAACTGCGGGAACAATCTTCGGCAAGGAAAAGTTACCTTCTGAAAGAGGCTCCGTCGGCGATGATGATTATCGATCCTCCCGCTCCGTACAGCAGGAGAGAACAGAAAAAGAACTGAAGCGTGGTAAGATTTACGGCCTCGGCATTACAAGGAAACTTGTGAATGACGGGGCTATTTCATTGGTGGGACAAAAAGCCGAGAGTGCTGCTGACCTTGCAGAAATCGCACAGGTTCTTCGGCATCACGGCTACGAGAAGTTCCACTATGTTTATACGGATGACGATGGAAATGTGAAGTTTCATGAAACGCTAACGGCACGGCTTCCAGCGGCCTCGCCAATCTTTACGCAGAACGATGTATCTGGCGGTCATGGCAGCAGTGAGTACCTTAAAAAAGCACAGAAACGCATTGCCACAAACATGAGTCGTTTCGGTGCGACAAAATTCTACTTCGTTCATAATCATCCGTCTGGAGACCCGAGGCCTTCGCGCGAGGATTTTAATATAACTCAGGCACTGATTGGCGGAGAAGATACGGCGATCGCAAACGCTTTCGGTGGGCACGTCATTCTTGATCACAATATATATTCCGTGATTGATAAGACGGGAACCCCGATACTGCGTGAGTTGAAAAACTCGTATCAAGCAGACTATTCTGTTCCAGAGAAGCCGCATGATGTTCTTGGCACGGTAGTTACGGATGAGGACGTTACGCAAAGGATTGCGGATTTGTACGGAACGGAGTCCGAGACCACCGCTTTCTATTTGACTACCAAAAACGTAGTGAGAAGCGTTCAGAAAATACACGACAACTTCAAGGATGTTGATGGAGCTACGCAGATGAACTATCTGCGTTACTGTGCTCGTTCGGTTGGCGGTTTTCGCGTCATTCTCGCAACGTCCGACAAGAAATTGTACGACTCGATTAAAGAACGAATCAACAGCGGGCGTGACGAAGGTATTCTTGATGTTGTTCTGATGAAGAACGGCCGAGCACTTTATCCGGAAGAGAAATTCAGGTCAAACAGAGCGCACGCTTGGTTTGGACAGCCATATACGAGCGTAAGAGCTGAGCAGATGTTAGAAAATAAAAGCCGATATGGCTCTGCATCAACAGCCAGAACACTGGAAGACATATTGCAGCTTGCGCCCGCACTTGAAAAAGCAGCACTCGAATACGGTGCAAAGAGCGAGAACGGGAAGGTCACGTTCACCGATGCTGCACAGGAAAAAGAGTTCCTAAAGGTCGCAAAGGCTCTGCTCAGTGCGGGAGCGCGCAAGTTCTCTAAGGCGTGGACAGGCTCTGCGGCAGACTACGATGCGCCGAGCCTTGACTATGTTGGGACGGGTACAGGGGGAGCGGCGTACGGCTACGGTTTGTATTACGCCGAGAAGCGCAAGACGGCGGAAGGCTACGGGGATAAACTCTATCACGCTGAAATTCCGGACGCGGATGTCTTACTGGATGCCGGCAAATCGTTCGATGAGCAGCCGCCCAAGGTGCTCAAGGCGTTGGAAAAACTCGTTCGCGGGCTGACACTTGAACAACTTGAGAACTGGAACGATGTGCGCCGTATGGGCAAAGCGAAAGTCGTTGCTGAGATCATGGATGCGCTATCCGAGGCGGACGGCACAAATATCTATGGGACAATCAGCGACCTCGCGGAAGGGCAAAAGGAAGCATCGGAACTCCTCAACAAGTACGGCGTCAAAGGGGCAGTCTATAATGACGAGCAAAACGGACGTACATTCGTTGTATTCGACGACAAGGCAATCAAGATTCTTGAGAAGTTCTCCGCGCGTCGGCAGGAAGAGATCAAGAAGATGCTGGATGGCATCACGCTCGTTTCCACGAATCGCCTTAGCCCGCGTAAGCGTGCCCTGCGTGACTGGGGACATGAGATGGGTGTGCCTGTTGTATTCTTCAAGGGCGACCCGTCTCTTCATGGATTCCACTCTGACGGTGTGACCTTCCTCAACGTTGACAGCGAGATCACGCCACAGTGGACGTTCTGGCATGAAGCCATGCACTGGATGAAGGCAAACAACCCCGACCTCTACAACGACATCGTTCACGAGATCAGCGGTGCGGAAGGCTTCACGAAAGAACAGCTGGACGCGTACCGCAAGGAGATCGGTGCGGAACACATGAGTGATGCAGATGTGATCGAAGAGATGATTGCAGATGCTCTGCCCGATGTACGCCGCCGTGTGCCGCTCCTGCGTGATGTGGGAAAGCGTGACACGGGGATTGTCGAACGTCTCGTTGCTTGGGTGCATGATGTCATGCGACGCTTTCACGACCATTTCTTCACACCGAAAGGAGGACTCACAAACGACCAGCGGCGGGCAATGGTACGGGCATTCGGCAACCTCGTCGGCTCTATCCGCGACGCAGACGGGAAACTGATATTCCGCGTCGCAAACGACGGAGCACGAATCACGCTGCGGGACGGAAAACCTCTGCCGGCTGTGAAATATTCGCTTGACAACAAAGCGGGCGCAGGTGATAATGGAGGTGGAAGAAACCTCGGTGAAGCTCGGAAGGAAGCAATTTGTTCCAATGTTCTTGCCCGCATGAAAGCACGCGTACAGGATATGTTGGAGCAGGGGGTTTCGTGGGATGAGATTCACAAAGAGATGAACGATGAAAACTCTACCTCCAGAGAAGAAGCACTGCGCGTGCTCAAGACACAGTGGAATATCTTCAACTCGCCACGTGTCAATAAGCGCAATATCGTAGAGCGAATCACAAAACGTGAAGGTCTCACCGACAAGGAAGTCAATGATCTGTTTGGACATTATAAGTCCATTATGAAGGAGATGCTTGACTATGGTGGATTTATCTACAAAGAAGCCGCCCTACAGCAGAGAGGAGCTAGAGAGTTCCTTGATGGAGTACATTCTTGGCGAAGCCTCGAACGAGCAAACAGAGAGCACGGAGGAAGCGCATACACAGGAAACGAAGAAAAACTAAACAACAACGAAAACCGTTCTGACAATCAGGACGGTTTTTCTATGCCCAAATTCTCTGCGCGTACGAACGGTGAAAGCCGTGTCGGGAACTTCCGCCGCATGATGGACGCCCTCAAATCAGGGGTAAAGCCTTCCCCGCGTGTTGAAGTTCACGACGGGCGCAGAGAGGTGACGGCGGACATCGGTGTGTCGCAGGTGAAACGGTTCATGAAGGACAAGCGTCTCACCGATGATGAGGTGATCTCTCGCCGCGAGCTGCCCAACGGGAAAGTGCGCATTACCTACTACGCCCGTAGTGCTATGGACATCGGCTATGCCGACCAGGCAAAGAGCGTGCGGCAGGTGGCAAAGCGCAACCCGTTCGTCAAGGCGCTCTATGACCTTGCGAGTAAGGCCATGCACAAGCAGGAGAAGCTACGCAACGACTTTGCCAAGGCTCTCAAAGAGTTCGCGGAACTCGTAAAGAATTCCGCCGACATGGAGAAGGTCACAGAGATCCTCTGGACAGGAGACGCGACGGGCAAAGAGTACACGAGCGCAGAGCTGCGAGCGGCGGGCGTGAGCGATAATGTCGTGCGTGCCTATACGCTTGTACGCCGCGAACTGAAGAAGGCGTACGAACTTCTGAACGAGACGCGGATGCAGGTCAAGACGCGCTCAAAGGTACTGCGTCCTGAGGACGTGGAAAGCTATATGCAGAGCCACTGGATTCGCCCGTCGGATGTGCTGAGTAAGACACAGACGCAGGACGGAAACATTGAATTGACGTGGAGAGGAGGAAAGACATACGAGACAAAGAACAAGCTCATGAGTGCAGAGGAGCTCTCTCTCATAGAGAAGGATGAGAACATCAATGTGACACGCGCCGTTCCCGCGAACGCGAAAGCATACGGGGCGGGGATGTATCACGTGGGCTACGTGGAACGCATCAAGCCGATCAACAACCTCACGGGCTACATGCCACACTTTTTCCATGAGTGGATGGTTTACGAACAGTACAAAGACCCCGTGTCAAAGGAGATACGTTACACCTCGGTCGGCAGCGGGCGCACGCTGAACGAAGCCGTGAAGATCGGCAATACCATTGCTGAGAAGAACAAAGACCGCAACTATGTCGTTCGCCCGAAAGGGTTTGACATGGATGCGGGAAATGCTGTTGTCGTCGGCGATATGGAATTTGCTCAGATGGCGAAGAAGCTCACAGAGAGCACGCAGATGTCACTTGCGGATGCACGGACATTCTTGCGGGAAAGTGCGGGCGCGACCCTTAAATCCCGCCACCGTTTCTTTGGAAACATGATGAAGCGCAAGGGTGCAGAGGGCTTCGACAAAAACATCATGTGGGTACTCGCGCACTACTTCAACAGCAGCGCGCGCTATATCGCCATGGAAGAGTTCAAGCCCACCGCAATCAGTTTCTATGAACGGTGCTTCGGTGCGTTTGACAGCGAACCAAAGAACATGACAGCGCGGTATTGCAAAGACCTCATTAACGACGTGAACGGCAACCCGCGCGGCGTGGAGGTGTGGCTTAACGACCTCATCAAGGGAACGTGGCTCGGCAAGCGAATTGCAGATAGCTACGGTGACCGCGCCGCACTTGCGGTCAACGGGGAGCTCTCGACGTGGAACGCCATCACAAAGCTGGGACTCTTTAACTTTGCCTCGGCAGCGGTCAACTTCTCGCAGTTCATCAACGTAGGCGCGGCACTGAATGACTATGGCTATGCGGCAAAGGGACTCCTGCGTGCGCTGCATCCGTCGGCGCTGGATGAGAAGATCATTGAGGCCTCTGGGCTTCTTGAAGACATCAATCTAGCGGCGGATAACGGCGGCTATTCGCAGCGGCGCGGAGGGCGCGCAGGGACTGTGTACCAGAAAGCCAAGCAGTTTGGCGAGTGGACGCTCACACCGTTCCAAAAGGCCGATACGCTCATGCGCAAGGCGGCTGTACTCGGTGCATACTATCAGGGGGTGGAACAGAAGGGGATGGAGAAAGCCCCCGGCGACGAGCTTTCGGCAAAGGCTATTGCCTATGCGCAGCAGATCAACGACGACGCGAACTTTGACTACTCGGCGGCAAACGCACCGGGGATGCTTCGCGCGGGCTCTGTTATCACGCAGCAGCTCTTCCAGTTCCAGAAGTATCCCATCATGCAGTTTGAGTTCATGTATAACATCCTGAAGAACGGAACGCGCGGGCAGAAAGTACGCATGCTTGTCCCGTATGTTCTTTTCTGTGGGATTGGCGGGAGCATCCCGTTCGGCGAGCTCTTCAATCAGCTCTTCTCGTTCCTCTTTGGCATTGCGACGGGGGACGATGAGGATATTGCCCGTGACATCAAGGCAGAGATTCTGCGCTGGGCAGGGAAAGACCCCGTGAAGAAGTCCGTCGCAGAGACGGCACTTTACGGCGTGCTTGCCCCGACGTTCGGGCTCGACATCTCAGGGCGCATCGGTATGAGTAATGCGTTCTCTGGCGAGTTCTACGGGCAGAAGCCCGATAGTGTCTCAGGCGTTATTGCTCAGCAGCTGGGAGGCCCGATGGCCGCAACGGCGATCAACATGCTGCATCAGGCGCACGAAGGCAATCCGATTGAGGCGCTCAAAGCCGTGTCACCCGCACTTGGCAACATGGCGCAAGCGTATGTTGGAGTGTCCCGCACAACGCATCACCGCGTAAACACGCGCTACGATAGTGCCTATGACAAGATTGTGCATGCGCTCGGATTCCGCAGCGTGGAGGAGAGCACAAACGCATTTGTCATGAACTATGATTATGAGATGCGCACGAAGGACAAGCACACGAAACAGGATGCGATACAGTCCTATATCGACGACCCGTCCGATGCGAACCGCCGCACACTGAACGCGCTCGGCATCAAAGATAGGCAGGTAAAGGAGGCACGGATTCAGCAGGAGCGCACGGCGAAGGAACGCGCAAAGAACGGTCGCCCGAATACCAATGGGAAAAACAGATCGTCACAGCACAAGAAGGAGGCGAAGCGAGAGACGCTGCTTAGTGCAACCGATGATGAGGAGTGAGTATAACAGCCGCTGTGGGAAGCGGCTGTTTTTTATGGGATAAGGAGAGATCGGGCAGATATGGGAAAGATAGAAAAGGGGAGGCGTGCGCCTATGAACGTGCGCCCTTTCCATGCAGGAAAGGAGTAATATGAAGTGGAGGTTTTTATGTTACACGTACTTCAAAAATTGCAAGATGCATGGGGTGTCAAACTGTCTGTTACCTGCGCTCTGTCTATTGCGTACGAGGAGCACGCACAGATTTTCGGTGCATTCTGTATCCTCGTGTTTGCTGACCTCTTCACGAAGTGGCTGTTCCTCTCGCGCAAGCGTTTGATTGAACAGGGAATTGCAACGCCGACGATTTTTGCGGCTGCGTATGGAATCCGCGGGGCGATACGTGATGGCTATATCACAAGCAAGGACATGTTAAAGGGGTTCGTGCGTAAAATCCTGACCTATATCGGGATTGTCATCTCGGCTGTGGTACTTGACTTTATGTTGGTACACGCACATGCACCTGCATTCGCCGCAACGCTTGTGATTGGTTATCTCGCGGTAACGGAGTTTATCTCCATACTAGAAAACATGCGCTCTTCGGGGGTGGAGGAGGCAGGAGAAATCGCCGACCTCGCCCGCCGCAAGGGCGGTATCACAAAGAAGAATGAAGGGGGACAATAAGATGGAGAGGGTTACACTTGTTGATACAGGCCTAGACATTGATGCAGACGAGCTCAGAGCGCGTGACACGACCGATCAGATCGTCGTGCATCACACCGGGAATCCAACGGATGACGATCTCTCGGCGGTGGAGATTGACGCGTCGCATAAGGCGCGCGGGTGGACGTGCATCGGGTATCACTATGTTATCCGCAAGGACGGTACAGTGGAGCTCGGCCGTCCCGATTGGACGGTAGGAGCACACGCGTATGGCAATAACAGCCATACGATAGGCGTGCATGTCTGCGGAAACTTTGAGGAGGCAGAGCCGACGGATGAGCAGATCGAGAGCCTTGCTATGTTGCTTGCGAATCTGTGTGCGGACTATAGACTGCCGATTGATCGCTATACCATCGTCGGACATCGTGAGCTGATGCCAACGGCGTGTCCCGGCGCGAATCTCTTTGCGCAGATGGATACCATTGTCGGCAAGGCGAACTTCTACGCCGTGCAGTGAGGAGGGCGTTATATATGCTCGAACGGGTGAAAGATACCATTACAACGCACAAAACGGCCTGCGCAGCAATCCTCGCCGTCCTGCTCGTCTGCATCGCCTACGCCGTCGGACGCTACGCAGGACATGAGGCGGCGGAAATAAAACCCGCCGTCATGACGCAGGAGGAGACGCAGGACGCACGGGAACTACGAGATCGCCTAGACATATCCACGGCGAACGCCAACGCGCTAGAGAAGCGAATCACGGCGATACAGGCGGGACAACGTGCGCCGACAACGACATACTACGTCACCGCCCCAACCGTGGAGCGGGCGGCTACGGTGGTAGAGCGGCAGATACGCACGGACGATGTGGCACTGCCTATGGCGGCGCGGGAAAAGACCGACCGTACCGTGGTCACGCCGATAGTTAAGGACAAGGATGGAAAAGACCTGCCGCCCGATCAACAAAAGGTTGACGTGTATAAAATCAATCTGCGCAAAGATCACCGCATCAAGGCGGGCGCATCCGTGATTGACGGTAAGGCACTCATGACCGTTGGTTATGAGCAAGGGCGATTTGAAGCCCTTGCGCATTTCGACGGCGCAAGGTGTAGGGGAGCGACGATGATGTATAACGTCGCAGAGTGGTGATAGACAGCCTCGGGGGAAACCTCGGGGCTTATTTTTTGTGGGATAAAATAGTTACGTAAAAAATATAAAAATGTTACGTAAAAAACTTGACGATATTGCATACGCGTGATATGATGTAGTCAAGATAAAGGCAGGGGGGCAAAAGCCCCCAGAGAATAGGAGGTAATCAAAATGGCAAAGATTGTTGATATGGTATCCCATGTGGCAGAGTCGTGTACTTCTTTATCTGTTTCCTACGGCAAGGAGACGTTTACCTTTCCCCGCCCTTCCAACGGGGCGGCATTGGTGCATCACGTCTATGACGTATGCACCGCCAACAACACGGCAGCGCAAGTCGTTGTCGTGTGTGGCGTACGTGTCACGACGATTGACATGGAGGGGGAGTGGATCGCCGCAAGCGATAGACTCCGTGCACGGAGTCACTATCGCTGCCGCAATGTCGATAGAGCCTATCGGCGGTATCGGAATGGACAGTAAAGAAGGACGCTACAGAGGAGGAAGGAAAATGAAAGAGAGAAAATTTCACGGCGTCAAGGCTGCGGTCGGCGAGATGGCGGGCTGCAACCCCTACGACGGGACATACATCGAGGTGCACTATGACCTCGATGAGGATGAAGTGTATACGCACTTCCATTCCTCCTTCGGCTACAACTCGTGGACGGTGTACCACGACCCGGACGTCATCCCCGTCGGGATGTACTCCAGCCCCGTCAAGATGGCGGAGCTCAAGGAGGACATCCTCCGAGCAATCGCACGGCGGGAAGAGGTGGCGTAAGAAGAGAGGAGGGGCGCAAGCCCCTCTTAACTATGTAAAGGAGGAAAAACAAAATGGCAAGAAAGACGATCTCAACAGGGGAGAACATCGACCGCCTCGATGCGGAGGTAAAGGCGGTGGGCGGGAACTTCTCCGCTCGTCTCGATGAAATTGTTGAGCGGTATCAGATATTGCTTACGTTAGAGGAGGTGCCCGACTTTTCCGACGAGGAGGTATATATCCTCAGCGAGTGCATTTGCGGCAGTTACATAAATTGCCGCAAGGTGCGCGGATTGCACCTTGACGTGCTGGACGCGGCGACGGGGACAGCAGAGGAGCGTGAGGAGCTCAGTCGCAAGGTGGAGAAGATGGGCGCAGGCGCGAGACTTGCCCTCATCGAGCGGCTCGGACAATGAAAAAAGACAAATCGACCATAGCGCCCCGCACTTGTCGCAGGTGCGGGGTTGTTTTTGACGGCGGTCCGCGTGCGTGGTACTGCCCTGATTGCAGAGAAGTGCGACAGAGATTATATAAGGCAAGAGCTAAAGAAAATAGAAAGAGGGGGAAGAACATAACCCTCGGAGAAAGTATAGGAAAATGCGAAATATGTGGGAGGGAGTTTATCTATGCGTCTGCACTACAGCGATATTGCCCATACTGCGCCAAGGAGGCATGGAAGGCGTCCGATCGACGACAGGGGCTAGGGTATTATCATAGCCACAATACAGAAGAGAAGCGAGCTGAACGCAGCGAGCGTAGGCGGGAAATATATTCCGGTAAACCGCGAAAGTCCTGCAAAGTTTGCGGACGAAGCATACCGCTTGGGAGTTACAGAAAAGGCTACTGCTCTGCCGATTGCGCAAAAATTGCACAGCGGTATCAAGAGATGGAGAGCAAGCTGCGAGCAGGGAAGCGTAAGACCATCCCGACATGGAGCGAATGGATAGAGCGGCATAAGAAATAGAGGGACGGCGCACGAAACGCTGTCCCTCTATTTTTGTCTGCAAAATTTGACAGCTTTTTGACAGCCTGATGGGGTGTCACAGACATATACCATATCCCTAAACAAGAAAATAGAAAGGCTTACATATCGGGGTGTAGCGTGTCTTTGCTCAAAACAGAAAAATATTTAATGTAAAGTCAAGTTTTATTTTATGGAAGCAGGGTTTTTTTCACAAAGGTCGAACTATTTATAGGTGTAATAGTTTCGTGCGTTATATAGAGCATACATCGAGGGAGGGTTTATCTTGCGTGCAATATCCGTGGATGATCTTGAAAATGGAATGATACTTGCGCG